CGCGGCTTGTAATACGGCAGTAGGATTACCAGAGAGAGTTATAGGAGCAGTAAAAGTGTTTGCTATATTAAGCAATGCTACATTCGTTGGAGGTATATTAGAATCCACCCCACCTCCAAGACCATCTCCTTTTATTAAATTATTCGTCTTAGGAAACCCAATACCGCCACCCCCTACTTCTGTTAGAGGTGTCGCTATAGCAGTAAACTGAGCACTTATATCTACTGTAGGAGCAGTAGAGTAATTAAAAGCCTGCTTTATAACTACCGCAGGAGTATAGGGATTACCAGAAATAATAAGTTCCCACTTGCTATCAGAGGGAATTATAGTATCATTGCTAGGTACAGCAACAGAGAAGGTTCCAGTAGAAGAAGCAGTGATAGTAAAACGCTCATTAACTGAAGCATTGTTCCATTTGTATTTATTTATAGGAGTCCCATAACCAGGAATTAGTTGAAATGTTATAACAGCATTAACCCATACAACATTACTAGAATCTACTAAGGTTCCAGTTATAGTAACTTGCTGAGGCGTTGTAGCCATATCACACCCACCAATAAGGAGTATCACTTTCTTCTACATCCCAAACTAACATACGTTTCATATCGAGAGCCAACCTTCATTTATCAACTCGCCGTATCGCTTGCAAAGCTTTCTTTCAACATCTGTGCGGTATTGTAATCCAGGGGCTTTAATTTTATCCACACGTCTACTGAGTTCCCAGAATGCTTCAGTAGGACTTCCTCCAATTCCCATAGGGCTGGCGATGAAGCCATTATGTCCAGCAGACTCAAGGCATCCTTCATATTGCTGCACGTCGTAGAGATAGGTATGCTCATAGTCTTCCTCCTCAATACCTTCTATGAGTGTTCCTTCTTCTTTAGAATCGTGCTCTCTGACTGGATAGGGCGGAAGGCTAAGTCTAGTGGATGCACAAAACTCCCCACGAAAAGATTGCTCTGGTTTTTCACCGGCAGCGATACTGCATAGCAATTCCCCGAAATCCCCGGCATACATATTAGCAAGACATGCGGTAGCATCATAGCCAAACCTCGGAGTCCATTCAATGCCATAAAGCCCTGAAGGAGTGGCTATGGAATTTAGATCAAGCATCCCAGTGTAACCAATGCTTTGAAGGTATGGAATCATCTTCTTCAAGCCGTGACGATATACCTTCGGTTCTGCTAGGCCATGAATCCATACTAGATTCCCAGCGCATCCAGTAGCCGGGCCTTTGTCATCATTCATGAATTTCTTTAGTTCTAGAGTGCAATTTCTGACAAAGAAATCTGTGCCATCGAACCAACCTTCAGTAGAAATCTCGCAGCCAGTGATAAACTCCTGTAGTATAAATGGGGCATGTTTGGAATCTTCGAAAATTTTGTCAATATGTTCAAGCATATCCTCAGGACTATCACTAACAAATGTCGTATCTGTGTCTTGCTCGTCTCCTTTAATAGTATCAGGCTTATATACGTAACGTTTACCAGTAGTTCGAATAAGCTTCTTAGCTTCTTTAGGGTTATCGAATTTCTCATAAGGGGGCACCATAATTCCAGCCTGCTCCATTATTTCAACCCCTAGTTGTCTATCATCTTCCATACTAGAATTAAAATCACCATCGCCAATAGTAGGACATAGATTCGACGAGTATTCAGCTTGACGTTGTTTTCCAGTAAGGTCAAAAACAGAAACATCATAGTTGCTATAATCAGGATACTTAGCCCCATTTGTGAGTATTGGGGGAGGGATGATGCCACAAAGAATATTTTCATATACGGGTTTGGATAGATAATAATCAACACTATGCCCCTCCTCCAGAAGCCGAAGGATAAACCATGCTCCAACACCAGTATGTGAATTGAAAGCTATCTTTAATGGCATCTTATCCCTAGCTCCTAGGTTTTGAATTTTCCTGTATTTGGCCGCTTTTTCGTGTCTGCTGGTTTGTTTCCGCGCCCGATGTCTTGCCGAATGGTTTTGTCTGCTGGTTTGTCTCTATCCGATCTATACACGCTTTGACTGCTGCTATGCCCGATAGTGCTGCTTGGCCGCTCATGCTTAGTCTCCTTCTCCGGTGGAACCGGTGGTGCTTTAAAGACCCCCATCTTTATGGGAGGATGTAATGTAGATGCCACAACTGGCTTCTCTTCTTTGTTTACGCTGGTTGTGGCTCTGCTTTTTTTGCGATTGGAATAGAAGAAAGTTTGTCCATTATATATGTTCCTATGATTTGATCTCCCGCGCAATATGCCGCAAGAGTTTTGCGCCTGCTAGTCGGGCCAAGAAACAATCTACCTTCGCTGGGATTATAGAAATATCCAACTACAAAGTCATCTGTTTCTATAGTTCCATGAGCATCATCTTCTTCTTTCAGCTCCATCTTAGCCTCGCCAGACTTCTTCTTGGCTTCTTCAAATTGCTCCTTCGTCATCATGACATGCATATTATTCTCCTAGATACTTCTTCTTCAACTTACGTGTTTGTGCTCCACGCTGTGCTCTTAGTCTATCTGCTGTCATCGGACGTGCTGCTTGCTTCTCAGCTTGTGTTGGGAACCAACTATGTGCTAAGTGGTCACCTAAGTACCACGGTATTTCTTCTAACATATCTCGTGCAAATGGTTTCAGTGCATTCTCACGTCCTGCAAGATACATCGTCGTACCATATGTTAAATCCTCTGTAGCTCTGATAGCATTGCCTATGTGAGCACCATACGTCGAGTCTGCTAAGTGACGATGCGCGGCAGCATTTACAACGCCCCATTCTTGACCCCATCCTACCATCTCTGCAAACATGTGCATGTTCATTGAGAATCTCTTAGCATCATCTTCGGGGCTTTGTGTCTGTGGAACCATAACACCACGCATTATATTTAGGACTTTTCCCACCGAGTATATAACTCCCGCGCGAGCAGAGTAGGCGGCAATCGTAGAAGCAAGCTGTACAGGATTACGCATCTTCATAGCATGTTTCATGTCACGTAGTACCATGCCTTTTGTACCTTGTGCTGCCCAATGGTAAGGTGTCAAGAATCTAGTAACTGGATGTAGTCCAAATCTGGATCGCCATAGGGGATTGGTAGTGAAAGCATATTGTTCAACAGAAGTGTTAATAGCTGTACGTGCATCTTCGGGATGTAGCTTCATGCCATTAGCACGATATCTATCTATGAGGTCTGCTTGTTGATGCTCTTTGAAGCCCATGTATGATAGATTGAGTTTTGCTTCTTGATTCTTAGGATCTTTCAATAGGCGTTCTATCTCATGTGTAGTTGTGAAATAGCCTTTAGCCGCTGCCATTGGAACTAGGCGCTCACGTACAGCACGAAGGAGCGGCATACTACCAGCGTACTTAGATAACTTCTGCCCTATTTCTGGAGGAATCCATTTTTGATTAAATATTCCGTTTCTATATCTCCACACATCTGCTGCTGCATCAGACATAAAAGAACCCATTGCATCATTCGCACGAGCTATATCCATTATCTCTTTACGTCCAGAACCAAAGGATGCCATGTAGGTCTTCCACAAAGTGGACGTAGATGGTTGATTAGCTCCAAGCGCAGCGAACTGCTCTAAGTGTTTTGCTGCTGCAAAGGGAGCTACTATACCACGCATTCCTCTGTATAGTCCAGATGCTGCTCGCCCGCCTTCAGGCTGCTTAGGTGGCTGTGACATTCGCTTCGCACCAATGTCATAAAGCTCCTGCTTCATGGCCTTACCTTTTATGTCCCTCGCCTTCATTATATTCTCACGCAGCATACTAGTTGGTTTAGTTCCTGGCTTTCTAGTTACTTGTCCTTCCGGGCCAGTACGGAACTCAGGTGGAAAATACTCTTTGTCTTGAAGTGCAAGTTGCCACCAATTAGCTACATGCGCGGCATGTTCTGGGCCATGTTCTTTAGCTGTCCATGCTATATGCCCTACTATGAGAGCATCATTCTTCAAAGCTTTATCTTTACGTGCTTGCTTCATAGCTATAGCACGCGTTTTACCTTCAGGCCAGACTATCTTCTGCTGCTCCAGATTCTTGTTAATGACTGCTTCATGATAATCAGCTCGACGATTTATAGCAGTCATCAAATCACGCCCCATAACTCCTGACTCACCATGCATCAAGGTATCACCACGCTTCCACCAATCACCGACTATATTTAGCTTCTCTGCTCCTTTCTCCAGCATAGGAGATTTAGCCAAAGCTTTCTTTACAGCTGGCCAAGCAGCTTCAGTCAAGCCACGTACTATATTAGGATTAATCTCTTCTTCCGGCATTTATAGTTCCGCCTGAATCTCAGGAGTAATCTCTCCTGCCATCAGCGTATTAATCATGTTATTATAACGTAACCAATCTTTGACTTCATATGCATTTCTACGCTTGTTCTGTAAAGAATCCATACCAGCTTGCATCATTTCTAGAACTTTAGGTTGGTTAGCTAGGACGTGTTCCATTAAGTTCATCTCTACCATGTCTACATCATCATTAAGTTCTACTTGCCAGACTGTAGGTTCGTCAAAGAAGTTGCTACTACGGAAGACTTCTGTGATACCACCATGCTCATTTACACTGGCACTCTTAGCAAGATAGATAAGATGCCGAGCTAGATTGTCAGATGCACGATCGAAATCAGCACGAGTATACTTTATATTGTTCTTTGGATCATTGTATGCTTTTTCTAGCTCTCGTTGCATCTTTGTTACAAATGGATCTTTAGATCCAAACTGTTTTCTATTGCCCCAGTGAAATAGTATACGTGCAGTTGGATCTTGGAAGTTTATGCTGCCTTCTATGATTTTACCATCCGCATCTGTTCTACCATCTGCTATTTCCAGAGTACGTATAAATTCCTCTGTAGTCTCTTTAGCTAGACGCTCATGGAAGGTATCTTTATTTCGCATTCCAATACGTGTGCCATCCGCTGCTCTATCAGAGGAACCCATCTTGAAGCCCTTCTTACCTGGATTCCTAAAGTATGCTATACCTTGATTTATGCTATTACGTAAAGTCTCATGAGTATCCAACCGCTGCTTCTTTAGAGCTGCCACACCTTCTTTACCTAGAGCTTCTTCCATGCTATAGGATGCACTCGCATCTCCTTTACGAGCGCGGCTTGGAATAGTAATCTTCTTTAGTTTCTCTATGTCTTCGTCTACGTTCTTGAGTCCTGTTCTTCTAGCTACATTAGCCGCGACATTCTTAGCTACTGCCTTACTTGGCTCGATACCAGCCTTCTGCATCCGCTGTACCATACTAGCTACTTCAGGATCGCCTGAAGCTGCTTGGTCGATAACTGCTTTCGCCTCTTGCTCAACATGCTCCTGCGCATGTACAGGAGCTTCATCAGTAGCTTTGAAGATACCTTGCCATACTTTAGCAACTACATCTTTGATCCTACCAGGAGCATTAGCAGCAAGTTCTTTCAGATTAGAGAATCCTGTCTCTCTTCTGACAGTCTCTTGAATAACTTCTTCCATCGCAGCATTTGTCTCATGTAGAACTGGATCTGCTTTACCCCGCGCATCATGTGCAGCAGTGGCTAGCTTATCAAATATCTCTTGCATCTGCTGATGGTTGCTGTATGGATACTTCACACCTTCATGTATTATGTTGCCTGACTGAGACTGTGGCCCAATCTTTACTTGCCTACCGGGACGTACTTCTACTTTGCCACCCATCTCCCTACTTGCTTGAACACCTTTGTAATCTTTGCTCCATGTAGGAGTCCAGTCATGCCCAGCAACTTTAGGTACTTCACCAAAGTCAGGTTGAATCTTGATACCAAGATGGCCGTCAAAAGCATCTGTCATTGCAGCATCAAACATATTGCCTAGTAGGACTTTACCACCTACAGCAGCCATCTTACCTAAGAAAGCTCGCGCTCCCAAAGGAACTCCAGAGAATGCCATGTTCTGAAGTGCCCACATTCCAGCTTCTTGATCTAGCTGCTTTCCACTCTTCTGGCGAATGGTACCCATCATGTAGCCTTCTGCTGCACCACGCATACCAGAAGCTAACCACTGGCCCTTCTTAGTAGCCATCAAAGCTTCAGTCATATTACGACCTATGACTGTCCTGCCTATAGTTCCTTCTGCTCCTAACTTCGCCGCTGCTCCTAGGACTTCGTACAGAGGCATCTGCGCTACTACAGATGCAGTAGCTCCTGTCAAATCATTGAATACAGATTGCGCTGGATGAGTCTGTTGCCATACCTCTGATATATCATTACCATGTTGTAGTTTATTCTCTGCCCAATCAAAGACATGATCTCCGTACTGCTTGAAACCTTGCCACATTGCATCATTAATATCTTTATCTGCTTTTGGAGCATAGCCATAGCCCAAGAACCAATTATCCATGAATGCTTTGTGAGTGAACTTCACACCGGCAAGAACTAAGTCGGTTAGGCCACCTACAGACTTACCTACTGACTGTCCTGCTAAATCACCCCACCTATCACGAAACTGCTGTTCAGGATTAAGATGACTAACATCCACAGTCCCGCGAAGCCAAGTAGCAAAGTCTGGTAAGTTGACTCCCGCCTGTTTGAAGGTCGGGACTACTAGCTTTTGATACATAATAGCTCTAGTCATCACCTTAGCATCAGGACTCAGAGCTTGGTAAGTTGGGTCTTTAGATAATCGCAGTAGGTTATATTCTATAGATGCTTCCCGCTCTCTGAAAGAGCCTAGAGATAAAGTATTAGGCGTATTCTTAGCACGTTGCAACTGCTGCTTCACATCTGATTGAAATAGGTTATTCTCCTGTTTTATGTTAAGAAAAGTATCTACAAACCCTTTCTCTGGTGCTTGTAGAGTAAGTGGCTTAGCCACCACCTTCTGTGATGCCCATTCCTTTGAGGAGGTTCTTAATTGCCTCTGCTTCGTTTGGGGCGATATTAGCTGCTGGCGAGGGCGCGCCTGTACTAGCTGTGGCCCCTGCTGCGGGGTGGGCCGCACTCGGTTTACCTCTAGTAGCCGTTTCTGTTCCACCTGTGAAAGACCCTCCACCGGACTGTATTGTTGGGGGCTGCCCGGCACTGACTGTTGTTCCGCCACCTACACCACCTCCTCCATATCCTGTTAATTTAGCAAATTTAGTTACATAATTTATAGCATTCTGTCGTGGATTAGTCTTGTATCCACCTGCATACGTATAAGTAGTTGGAAGCTTACTAATATCCCCACCAGCTGCTGCCATCAAGCCATCACCTACAGTATAACCTGCTACTGCTTTGAGTGGATCTCCACCAGCCCACGGAGCATTTAGCAAGTCACGCAGGTACTCTGATCCACCCCTAATACTTTCCGCTGGATTATTACGATCTTTTACACCATATTTAGCTGCTGTACCTTGTGTCAGTTGCATCATTCCAGTGGCACCTGTTTCAGATACAGACTTGATCTTACCACCGCTTTCTATCTGCAAGACCGCGGCTATCATATTCCGTGGCACACCAGTATCACTAGAAGACTTATTGATTAGTGGATCTAGAGCCGCTTGAGAGAAGTAACCAGCTTCTGAACGACCTACTGATATAGGTGTTTGACTAGCAATCATATTCATACCAGGTGAGGGTGTAGCAGTACCCCCGCCAGTCAAATCAAGTCCAGATACACCAGTTCCAGTCACACCAGGAATACCCAGTGCTTTGAGCTTATCCATTGAGTCTTTCAAATCTTGTCTACTTTTAGTAAGTTGCTCATTACCAGCCTTGATCTTCTGCTCATCTGCCTTTATACCATCTTGATTATCCTGAACTCTTTGCTCTAGAGATGCTATCAAGTTCTTATCTTGATTCCAACTAAATGGTTTTCTAGCAGCATCTAATTGACTTTGTAGTAACGTCTGATCTGCATTTCTCTGCTTTATATCTGTTTGTGCATCTTTGATCTGACCTTCAGTATTCTTAATATCAGTATTTATATCTTTTATAAGCTTATCAGCCTGATTTATAGTCTGACTACCGAATCTGCCACCAGTAAGAGCACTAGTTCTAAGCTGGCGTTCTAGGTTCCTGTCTGCTCTTGCACGAGCATCTTTCATCAACTCAGCTTCAATACGCTTATCTCCTAGCTTTAGTGCTCTGACATTGTTCGCTTCATTACGAAGATTCAGTCCTTCTTGCTGTGCAGCAACTCTAGCATTCGCGCCTTCTTCTCTGATTAAAGCTGGTAGAACAGATTTCTGCCATTCTTCATCCATTTTCTGCTCATGTGCTACTTGAGCTGCATACGTAGGACTTATCTCTAGGCGAGTAGGAAAGCGGAAGTTAGGTGTGGGCTGCCCCATCTGAGCTTCACGCTGTGCAGCAGGTGTCATTCTAGATGCTGGTGTTGTAATAGTTCCCTCTTGTCCTGGCCCCGGTCGGCGGAATAATTGCGGCGTCTGACCGGGCTGATTACCCATAGTAGCACCACTTACCTGAACTGGCATCCCAGCTCCGGGAGGCACATTAGCTGCTGCTTGATTAGGTAGTGGTTGTTGCATCTGACCAGATACACCGGCACCAGTACTCTTATAACCTACTCCTTGTGGGTCACTAGGTGGTTGACCCTGCGCTATATCAGACTTATTAGACACATTCGACTGAGCTTGTGTCTCATTGTCTTTACCTGTAAGAGCCGCGGCTGATTGTTGCTGAACTGCTTCTGTATATGCGTGTACTTCCTCTTTGTTCTTAGAAGGATCTATCATATTCGGAAGAGCCTTCTGTAGCATATTCTTATGCTCTTTCCAGAGTCTATCACGCACACCAGTCAAATCTTCTAGCTGTTTCTTTGCTTCTGGGTCATCTTTATTATATTGCAATGCCCTATTAGCCTCATCAATCCCATTGACAGCATGTATAAAGTCTCTGATATTACCTACATTCTCCTGATGCTTTACTTGCATTTCATGATTAGCGAGAGCACCTATAGCATTGCCAAGCATGTTACCCATAGATTGCTGCTTCGCAGTTCTACGAGCATATAACGATGTATCAGTTGGTTGTACCGCTCCTCTGTTGGTAGGTACAGGTGCCCAAGGTATAGGCAGTCTAGCACCACGAATAGTTTCCTCACCAGTCTTTGGATCTACACCAACCTCTGTAGTAGGCATCCGCTGATATGGTTCTCCAGCACCCGGCATAGTAGGTACAGTAGGTCTAGCTACACCACCGCCACCACCTGCTAGTCCTTGGAGAAGTCTAGTAAGGTCAGTACTACCACCACCTATACCGGGGTCACCATATGGGACACTAGTCATACTAGGTACACGTATTTGTCCGGGTACAAAAGGATCATTGAAAGCCATAGCTAACCTCTACTTATCCCGCCCTGTGAAGCTGCCGCTGCTGCACCACCGCTACTATGACCAAATAAGCCACCTAACATGCTAGTAAGATTACCTGCACCTGGGCCTAATAGTGCAGCCGTACCTAGTTGCAAGCCCGCCTGTCCTATACCTTGCATCACATTACCAAATGTATCCCATCCACTAACGTCTGGCCCGTGAGCTTGTCCCAAGCCAGTCAAAGAACCAAGAAGCATCTGTTCTTCATTTAGTCCTATATTACCCATCTCACCAGCAATAGCAGAAGTGACTTGACCACTCAAATCACCTGCTGCAAGCGCAGCTGCACTAGACGCCGGATCTACTCCCTGCGCGGCTTGAGTAGCTTGAAGATTTGCTAGCTGCTGACCTGCTGCCTGAAGTGTCGGCTGTATCATTAGTTGCTCTGCCTGACTAGTAGAAGTACCTAAACCACCTAACAAGTTCCCTATTGCTGTACCTGTACCTTGACCATATGTAGCCTGCAAATCACCCATTGTAGTAAATGAGCCTGCTTGTTGAGTAGGTGCATTTAAACTTGTCTGCCCCGGCATAAAACCACCCACACCTCCAGATGGTGTAGTCTGTCCACCACCCATAATACCACTAGGTATACCAGCACTCATACCCGGATATTGTGGTAGTGTAGCACTCACTGGACTACTTTGAGCCAGAGTACTAAACACAGAAGAACCCATAGGATTTAGATTCTGTGAACCTGCACCACCAGACATAGGTATAGTCTGACCACCAGAAGGCCCGCCTGTTAGTGTTCCCTGTGCAGCCATAACACACCTCTATATAATAGAAACCATCGGCCTAATACTCTTCATGTAAGGTTCTGAATCACTTTCTATCTGAGTAATCTTACGAAATATCATCCCCGGCATACCTCTAGCTCCTGTAGTACGCTCAAACTCAGGATCACCGAATATAGTTTGGTGATATTGAGATGCATAATCCATCATTCTAAGTGCTACTGCACCCTTCTCTGCTGCTGCAAACTCTGCTATTTCACGCCAATCATTATCTAACAAGAAGTCATCCTGACCAGCCGGAGGATCTGAAAACGGATGTTCTACTTGATATCTTAGATACATAGGGAAGTTGCCCCAAGGAACAGGAGCTACTAAAATCTGGGTACCATATCGTGTAAAATATGCAGGAATTCCCGGAGTATTGAACATTAGCGATAATGCATCTATAGACTTCCATATCAGCTCCGAACCAGGATTAACACCCATTGTACTAGGAACAGGTGTATAAGGCAAGAAGTAACGGAAGATAGATGGCATTGTATTAGCTATCTTCCCTACGTCTGCTGGTTGCAAGAAATTATCAAGAGGATAACTATATACTCCCGGCGTCATATACATCAATGGCCCAGTCTGCTCTAGCCATTGGAATCTATAATTGCGACTGAGTTCTAGACACGCATCCATGAGCCATGTATACCCACCACGCTCTAGCAAGTCTGTTCTATTAGCCAACTTAGACGTAACCCCACCTGTAGGCGTAGTAGGAGTTGCCCCTATACCAAACATCAAATCATCGAGAGTATACTTTGAGGATGGCATCTTAGAATCCTACACCAAGAATCCAAGGCTGAGTAGTAACTACATCATCATTCCCACGACGGGCACGATATATAACCACATTTGTATCTGTCCAGCTAACTACTTGATACGAGAATATATCAGTTATAGAATCCAAATTACCATTTGGTCTAATAGTAGTTACTTGAATACAAAGTATTGATTTGAACTTCTGAGGCCATGTATACGTATTCTGACTCTCTGCCGCACTTGTCTCTGAGGTTCCAAAAAGCCACTGTACTAAAATACCATTTGAGAATATAACAAATCCTGGGATCTTATTTGTATCTGTAGTACTAAGATCTTGAGTAAGAGCATTGAAAGCTTTGTATACAGAAACATCTTGTAGTAACGGCGACTGCATCGCCTGTGGTGCACGAGGCTTCGGTATAGTGATAGTACTTGATATTAAAGATGAACTACCATTACCGTTAGACATTATATCGGCTCACCTTCTGCATAAGTACCAAATGCATGAACCTTGGTTATATAACCATTAAAGTTAGTACTACTGATGTTTATCATTGGAGCCTGATCTGTATACATTCCAAAGCTTCTATAAAGCTTGATATCTGATGGAGAACTTCCAACTTCTATATCAGTAAAACTACTAGAACCTACTTTAACATGAAGTGTTCCTACTCCGCTGGCTCTCAGTATGACGCCACGGATAGTAGGTCTTCTGAATATTTGAAACTCCTCTGGCCTGAAGGTCAGATTAGTTACTGGATATACATTTGTAGCACTAGTTATACCATCAGTGTTGATGTATTGAAATAAGAAAAACGAATCTTGAATCCCAGAACCATCTCCCCGCTGCGCGGTTAAAATAATTCCGCCGTAAAGACTGGATACAAAACCCATAGTCTCAGTGCTATATCCTGTAGTATCAGGGAATTTAAATGTGCTTTGTATAGTAAAGTCCTCGGAAGGAGGTATTGTAGGATCATAATTTGGATTTCCAGTTATCTGTTGCATCACAGAATTAACATTCACTACAGTTCTTGTCCATGTACTTGTCTCAAATACATAAGACCAAACAATCATTTGAATAGGATCATTTGGGGTCTGATATACTATATAGATGTTATACACTAATGACGGACTACGATTATCTACCCCTGCACTTATGATAGATCCATGTACATCAAAGTATCTAGTATCAGACCACTTGAATATATTCAAATCTCTATATATTGCCCGCTTCGCAACCCCTCCAATTTCTTGTGGAGCCGCCCCAGAGCTAAATAGATAGAAATTATTGTTATTTCCCCATACTGCCACATAACCATAAATAGCTAACGTCTCTGGCATGGTACATCCAACACCATCTTTACCACCCCAAAGAAGAGTAGCATCAAATGGATTTATAGCCACACCAGTAGGAGTTAGCTGCGTAATTCCTTGGTCGTGAAGGATGTATCCGACGTTACCCATTGCAAAGCAACCTGTTATTTGATTCTGTACTTCAGCAAGGAAGTTGAAACCAGTCTCGCGTCCTAATGTCTGATTCGGGCCTAGTGTCGGATCGCCTGTTATTGGCCCATAGGTTGTATATGCACTCGGCGCAGACCAATTATACCCATCTGCTCGCCATGTGGGATCTACAGTACCAGTGGTGCTATCAGGATTAGTATATGTATACCCATTCATATGTACATTCGCAGTGATTAGATATCTGTCTACAGTCATACAATACTTCCCACCAACAAACCAAGTGCCTTCTTCTATACTTGTCTTCGGAACATATTTGTATTGTACTCCATTTGTATAATCGAAGATGTATATATTCCCGCCAATCATGATCGAACAATCATAATGTGCTGGACCAGGAAGACTAGGAAGATTCAAAGTTTGATCTATGACCCACCTAAAGTTAGTAAAGTCATAGTAGTATGTCTGACAGTAATTGGTAATTGCTACTACATTTGCCCCAACTGTATATATCGCTTTTACAATCCCAGATGCAGCCCAGTATAAAGGCTCTGTACCATCTGTATACTTAAAATAAGTTGGATCAAATGGATAAAAGAATGTAGAACACAATCTACCATTACGAATAAAGAAACCATCTGAACTTACTAGTTGGTTAGGAGCTATATCCTCAGGAGCAGCATAGCTAGCAACTCCGCCCCACGGTTGCTCGTAACGTAGGATAAACCTAGAGCCTTCGAGATTCTCCATCCCACTTGGCATAGTTCGCTACGCTCACTTATGAATTACTACGAATATTTTACCACTACCAAGCGTTACTAGATTGAATCCTTCAACCCATGAGAATACGCCGAAGTTATTGTTCCCTTGCGAGGCCCATTTAGCTCGGAGGATATCTCTACCTACATTATCTTGTATGAGAAGCGCATCACCATCAGTGACACCATTAGCCCATACAAGATTCTTTATGTGCGTTTGGCTCCTAGATATATTCCCCGGCGTATCTAAACTCCAAGGATTACCTGTGATATCATTTGCCATATGAACTCCTAGATAAAGATATCATCCGAACTAATTTGCTCCGTTGGTCTAATGAGTTTTTCATGTGGTCGCATATCAGGAGCAATTACTATTTGCTCAAGATACTTTGCTTGCTCGGCTTCAACAGCTCCCAGAAGGACGGGGTAGCTATCGAAGCAGTCTTCACATAATAAAGAACCATACTGCCACTGAAGTTCCCTATTGAGATCGGTTTTGCGGCCACAGCGATGGCAATAATGCCATGTGTTCTCATTAAATGTCCTAATACCGTCTTGCGGCATTACACACCCTTCTTCTCTGCCATAGAAGCAGCCTTCTTACGCTTGCCTTTCTTCCTAGCAAGCTCCTTCTTAGTTACAGCCTCTTTATCTTTCATTGTTGACTTAGCCATCACTTGCTCCTTTTACTAGCACGTGCTCTTTGTCCTGATGTTGGAAACATTTTACCAGTAGCAGCAGCTTTACCCTTCGCACGAGCTGCTGCACGAGGCGCCATTGCTCCTAAAGCCGCTTTTGCTGCTTTGGCGCGTGATGCTTTTACCTTTGCCATTCTAGTATCTCCCTTATTTCTTAAGTATAGTCGCGGATTGACCCTGAATATCCTTACACAACTCATCAGCCTTCTCTAAAGTACTCTTACTAACATCTCCACTAGATTGAACTCCACATCTTACTAGCTCTTGACCATTTACTTTCACTCTTACTGCCTTCACAAGCAAGATAGAATGCTCACAACCACACAGAAAGAGCATCGAAAGTAGTAGGATATACTTCATTTTGTACCTCCTTTAGAGGTTGCAAAGAGTAAAAGTATAATTCCTACAATCCCATCAGCCAAAGTTACCAAATGAGTTTGTGAATCTGGTAAATTAGAAAGCCAATGATTAAGTGCTGGCACTTGAGCCAGTAGGGTTAGCACTGCTACTAGAATAATAACTGCTAATGGCTTCTTCTCTGGAAGATTCATACACCTCCTCCGCTGTGAAGTTATGAACAAGGTGCAAATCTGATAGGAAAAGACCTTGTTCTAGCGCCCTTCGCCGTACTAGACCAGCTAATTGCCTACCACCAGCTAGTGTCCAGCGCGGAAGTTCGTCAGCCGCGGCTAGATAATTACGTTCATTTAGTCTTTTAAGCAATGTACTACGCTGAAAGTTGCCACAACCAAGATTAAAGACAAATGAGATAAGCGCATCAAACATACTCTGAGAAAGTGGCACTAGAACGGTGCGATTTACACACCGTTCTGCCTCCTGAATATCCTGTAAAAGCAGAGTATGAGCAGTTTCTTTAGTAACAATCATCCCCGCATAGACACTACTAGTATGCCCATAGCCTATAGTCCATATTCCTACAGGATCTTTATAGGCTACAAGTCTTAGACCTTCATGCTCTTTTATTAGTTGTAGCCCCATGTTAGATGTTCTATGGGCCATTGCTTCCCCATGTTCCGAGCCAGTCTGTAGCACCTGCGCTCATTCTCATAGTGGTCTTCTGCTTGATAGCATCTGTGTCAAAGTCGTCATCAAAGCTGCTCTTAGGTGCTTGACGCATGTAGACTTTGAGGTAGTGATACTGCTTATCGGAGATAATCCACCATGCACCTTGGCTAGTCGTGTAGTGACTAACCATGAATGCTAGGTCTTCTCCGATCATTGAATTGATATCATTCCAATCTGTTCCGGTCTTTCCACTGCTACCGAGTATTTCTCTAGCAATGAATTTAAGTTCTGGAGGAATAATGACGAGTCGCAGTCTAATTGTGATAGGCATTCCTTGACTGTCGATAAGTCGTTCGTAATGATTAGTAGCAAGTTGAAGTGCGGTAATACTGAGATCCACATCTGTTGCTGGTCTATTTGGATATGTACCCACTGCATAAATGACGTTACCAACGCCAGGCCCGATGTTGGTAGCTTCTGCTCCGCCGAGTAGTGGATGCTGTGCATTGAATAAGGATACTCCATCAACTGTTGTGACATTGTTAGTAAATCCTTGGTTGAAGATATTCATGCTTACCATTTCTTTTGTATAGCGTTCCGAACGTGCAAGGGCCACAGGTGCTTTCTTGATGATACCGTACTTGTCATCATCATAGAGTTCACGACTCGTTCTAACAGCGAGGCCGTAGGTAAGATGGACATATCTCTTATCACCGCCTTGCACCATGTTCGTATATGCGACAGGTGTATTCTCCGGTTTTTCCTGTAACGGGCCAAACGTTCCGAACTTAGCATCCTGCTCATATGCTGAGTCACTCGTTTCTACGTTAAAAATCTTCGTATATTCTTCTGCTCGCTGCTCTGTATCAACAGCATCTAGATAGATGTGATTCAGACCGGCGGCAAGTAATTTTGGAAATGCACCACGTACTTGTGTAGGCATCTGCTACTCCTTTCTTTTTATATTATCCGCCGTATAGCTGCTGTGCTGTTGGGAGGAAAATGAAACGAACGCGAGCGTTCATGATGTAAGTATTTGGTGTCCCATCATGTGTGCCATCTATCGGATTGATACCTGTGATCTTTAGTACTGTGTTAGTTCCTGATACAGCCAAGTTCTTATCTACATAAGCTGTACCATTAGCATCAAAGGTAATACCGTACTCTTTACCTATATCTAAAAGGGTGGGAGTATAGTCTGCCGCTACGCTCCCACCTGAATTATCGAACTGACCCTCAAATACTGTGTCCGAGATAGCCCGTTCGAAGTAATTACGACCGTCCGTCGGCGGCGCACCTACGGCGATGTTATAAGCAGGTGGCTGATTTACTACGGCGCCATATGTTTGTATTGCTGCTGGCGGCCCTACTTGTGAGAACCATCCTGGCGAGCCACGTCCGTTGATATTGAGATTTGAGCCTGGTTGTAACGTAATTCCTAGTATCCCTTTCGCAACTGTAGTACCATCCCATCTCTGGACATAACCAGTAGTAGAAAGTTGTACGGGGATTCCAAGAAGAAACGTTTGTCCTGCAAGTTCGGGAAGTGCTTGAGTCAGTGGTGTATTACCACTGATCGTCTGCACACTCCCCATTGGTGTATGTACTACGAGATTAGCTGGCATTTCTTATCCTCCAGTTTGATAGAATCGTACTTTTCCGCGACTAGCGTAGTCAACATATTCTCCTCCTGCTTCTTTTTCCATAAACTGATTCGCTACGCTAGTAGCTGCTTTATGTGCTCCCGTAGCTGAGACGGCACTAATAGCTCTGAGGTGTGCCGCTCTCAATGCACCATAGTAACGTTCTTTAGTAATTCGCATAAGTGCTACATCGTTGCATCTGTAGTGCCCTTGAGCATCTACTTCAATCTCAATATTTAGTGGCTTCGCCAAATCATCCTCGACGACATAGGTAAATCCGCGAGCACGCATAGAGCCGAGACGCATAGGATTAACATTAACCCATCGAGCCACATAGCTAGTATCCTTCAGCTCCACATCCAGAGAGTCTTCATTAGAGAATGGCTTGGCGACAATAGGAACTTCCAAATCGTACGCCTGCTCTTCTGTCATGTCGTTGAAGTTAACAGTACTTTCTTTAATTTTTATATCCTTCTTATTCTTTACTTGCGCCCCTAGATCTCGCGACGAAACCTTCTTAGGAACCGCTGCTTCTGCTTGTAACTCAGCGGCTGCTTCTACGAGGTCATCGACACGAATATCACCGCTGTCGTTATCAGCGTTAGACTGATTATCAAGAATACCACCTTCCACAGTGGCTCCTCCCACAGGACTTTCATCTGTAGTAATCTCAACATGTGGCTCTCCTGGTCGCTTATATAGTGGGCTCATACATACTCCAGCGTCTTCTTAGACTTGATCCAGTCTTCTTCCTTAATTCCCATTTTACGAGCGTAGACCTTCTCTTCATCGCTCATTGTAACTTCAGCCTGCTCAGCTCTGCTGCCAGAATGTCCGCCAGTTCCTGTAGTACTTGCTCCACCTGTGATAGATTTATATTTTCCTTCTTTAATGGCTTCTGACTCGTCGAATCTAACGAGCTTATAGCAATTAAGTATGATGTCAGCATTGCTACGCAAGTGGAGAGGTTGACTATTAATTTTAGCAAGTACCTTCGCTTTAAATTCCGGGTCGCTTTTGTAGTAGTCCATGTCCCCTAGCGTCTCGTTAATCATAAGCATCGCGTTAGCTGCTTGTTGATTTCTAATAAGAGGAGCGAGCTTCTTATCCATTGCGGTGCTAGGATCATTGATATAGTCTATATCCTCTACAGCTTCGCTATCATTCTGAGCCTTCCTCGCTGCTGCTTCTCGCTCGCGATTATGACTCGCGAAGAATTCATTCACTGCTCTCAGTTTCTCATCTATAGATGCATTCATAGCATCTATGTGCGGCTTCATAGCAGCGGATACTACTTCTGGCTTCAGCTCAATACTCTTCACATCCTGCTGTGCTATAGGAGCAGGCTTCTCTTCTTCAGCTTCCTTACCACCAAACCATTTATTCGGCATACCTCATCTCCTCTAGCTTCGCTTTCTGTAGTTCTTCCAAGCTCTTCAATTCGCGCAGCTCATCTGGTAAATTAATAATCGCGTGTAACGCCTGGGCCTTTCCTTGTATTAGTCCGCGTTCATACTCATCGTGCTTCTCAAATATCAATTCACTGGATCTGTTGTCCAGCTCCGCCAGTAGGTACGGAAGGAGTAGTTGCTGGAAGTCCTCCAAGCGGTACAGATTGTATATTCGCTCCCGGCCCGCTAGGAGCGCCTCCCATTCCCTGAGGCCCGGCTGCTGCTTGAGGCGGTTGTTGTCCTCCGGCGACATTTGGTACTCCTTGTCTACCACCTTTTAGAAACGCAGGTACTGGTATCAACGACTTAATATCTTCATGCCCGTAGCTTCTAAGAATGTGCTTCATTAGAAGATTTTTAGCCTTGAGCATATCTATGTAATACTCTTTCAATTCCTGTGGCATCCCTTGCTGACCAAGAGCTTGTAGTACTTGTGCATCGCCAGCGTACAGACGCTCCAAATGTTGAGTCAGAAGCAAGTCATTCTGCTTCTCCATCTCTTTATTTATACTCGCGCTTGACGGTCTAATAAGGATTCCGAGGCGACCCTGACGTAGATACTCAAACGCTCTTACTAGTATCTCCGCATCCGTACCATACGCCCGAATCTTATTCCCGAGGCCGAAGTGAGCATAGATCTTTGATATCTTATCCCCCGCTCTAGTATGAGCGTTTCTCATGTCACTCGTCCGTAGGCTAGTTCTATTATTCTGCTGCTGCATTACGGCGAATGTACCCTGTGCAGAATACACACCACGCTTAGGATTAACAATACCACCACCAGCCCCGCCGATAGCAGGATCAATACCACTACGTTGCTGCGCGTATGCAATTGTGAGATTCTCCGATTCGACCTTTGTAGCATACGGATTACTCGTATCCAACCTTTCTATCTCTTCTTTATCTGCGGGAACCATAACACCAGGATAGAAGGTGAGGATGCTTCGTAGCTTGCTGTTCTTGTTGATTCTGAAGGCTGTTGTATTATTAAGAGTCCCTGCGTCGGTTCTTTGATTATGCGTAATAGATACTTCATCTTGATACCCCTTGAGCATCTCAGCGAGTCCATAACCTAAGTACTGGTCGTCATCGTAGGCGAGTTTCGCATCTTCATAGATGCTCATATTTTCTGGATAATAGTTATAATAGCATATTAGTCGTACTTCACTACGAAGATGTATATGGGCGCGAAGTGAGAACTTCTGGCTATTATGCCAGTAATCAAACTCACACTCTAGAATATCATACTCGTCTCCGACGCCTTCCTGCGTCGGAGAATCAGTAATACCCTGAGTTCTCTCTATATACTCTTGTACTTCTTCATGCAGGTGAGTACGATCAGGCTGACTGAGTACATTGTCTATGTCTTCCTGTTTATATAGTCCTAGCTCCGCGCGCTCTTGTAATTGCCAGCGACTAAGAGTCGCTATTTCGATTCTGAATGGTGAGTCGCGTAATTTAGAGTAATTAAGATTAGTAATAAACTTATTTAGTGGCACATTCATAGGACGAGGCCCATCGTATCTAGTCCAATCTCTGAAGTACGCTTTCGACGCCGCTGTATCCAAGCCACTTACTTCTATTAGCTGCGACTCTACTACGTACTGATACGGTAGCTTTATAATCCCTGTGCCATTCCTACAAGCAGAGCTGAACCAAGTCTGTTCCACACGGTACATATCCAGTTCATCAGAATCTAAAGCTGCATCTCCTAAGAAGCCCTCCAGTACATCCTTAAGTTCCGTACTATTCTCAGCTTCTATCAACTCGCCTAGTAGCTTCACGGGCCACAGAGGTTCAACCATGTAGAGAGACATAACTCGAGAGAGTAGCTGATCGCAGTGAGTGGCTATAATTTGTATAACATTATTTGCCGCATTAGGCCACGGCGTATTCTTTACTTCTCCCTGCGGTACTCCCTTATACAGGCGAGCGTACTTCTTCAGCGTATTAGTCCGAAAGTTCCTCGTCTTATCCAACCAGAAGTTACACTGATCTTCTACGTGCTTCCACATAGCATCTTCAGCGTCCTTCCCGAATTGTACTTTATTCAATCTTATCTTCGGCATTTCACTATACTCAATTTAATTAATTCATGAAGCAGTGGGAACTTGGTACTAGCTGAATGCATCGCATTATCTCCCTGGCCAAAGGTTAATAAATTAACACATATAGTACCAAGCTCCCCGTATTAGTAGCGGATGGCAGTCACTACTAATTCTATCTCCATTTCTCTGTAACTCTATCTATCAGGCCGCCTCGGAATATCGGCCTTACTTTTTTCCCGGTGCTACTCCGGATGGAGTAGGTAGATTTGTTCCTTCACTTGGGACAAACACTACAACCCATCCTGTTAGTGCAGTCCAGCCAATTACTGGCTCCAGTGGCTTATCAGGAGGAGGTTCTGGTAGTACAATCGGATGACTTGGACTTCCCGGAGCTGGTGGGATAGGATCAGGTAAATAAATAGGATGTGTTGGTGCTCCCGGCGGAGGATAGAAGATAGGATGTTCCGGAGTTCCTCCTATTACCGGCGGATAATAAATAGGAGGTGATACTACTGGAAACTCTGGCTTCGGCCAAATACCAACTGGTGGTTGTGCAATAGGATGTTCTGGACGCCCAGTAATAGGAATCCCATAACCAGGATCTACTGGCCCGGTTGGATATACAGGCCCACCTCCTACGTGTGCGCCAGGATCAATAATCGTAATCATTGCTAAATACGATGGCATACTAAGCTCCTTCATATAGTTGTTCGCCTTTACTAGCGCGTTCCCATCTAGAAAGATTTTTACTTAAGAACTCTTCTAGCTCTTCTTCATCCGGTTCAAAATCCCATACTTGAGGGCCGTAGCCTAAAGTATCCAGTACATCACGAAGCGGGCCGTTAGGATAAGTCTCTACCTCTTCCATAAACTCGTCTTGTCCCGTAGTATTAACCCATAGTTCGTGCCTCTCTATAATAGGAATTAACGCCTCTATACGAAGTTGTTTTGCATTAGCTGTTCTCGGAGTTTTTAGTTCCTTGAAAGTAATATTCTTTATATATGCATCATCGCTCGCGGAGTCAGTTACTTGTTGTCTGTACTCCAGATGATACTTGAGGTACCGCTGCGCTGCGATTGTTTCCAAGTACACTTCAGTGAGTTTCCACTGCTTGGCGAGAATGAATATTGCATTAATAAATGTCTCAATTGAGCTGCTTTTCGCCCAGACATCAAGCAAGTATATTCTCCGTGGGTCGTCCATAACGCCAGTGACAGTAATCGCATGTCTGCATCTCCCGCGTTGTTCTGCATGATTGGGATCGACAATCATATAACGCCGCAGGGTGCGAGGCATTACATCTTTAATAACATCGCCTTCATGTACGTGGTGACGAATAGCTATTCTTCTCTTCTTATGAGTAATAGCCTCGCTTTCAGCAGCGACAAATTCGAAATACCTAAGATCCTTCTTACTTAATTTAAGCTCAGCGGGATTAATGGGCATGTTAAGAAACTGGCAAGAGAAATGGTATGTACCGAGACGTTTCTTCCATTTTTCAAGTTTTTCAATTGAAAATGCTTCA